CCATTATTCATCATAAAATAACTGGATTGTTTCAATTGTTTTATCTGTTATATTACTTTCATCTGACCAGTAAATTATTTGGTTTTTTAATGTTTCTAATCTTTGTTCCCACTCTGTTTGTTTTGATTTGTTTAAAACACATTTTGTTATTTTGGAAATACAGAAAAAATATACACATAGAATAACTATATGAATGAATGAATACTATTATTATGTTATTTTATGCAGATATATCGATAGAAGAGACCGTGTTATCTGTTCAAGAAGAGACCGACATCTGATTGTGCATAGAATTCCAAGACGAATTCATTTGATGGCGTCTATCTATATCCATTTGGGAGGACCCTGCTATCGATATTGTATTTGTCAATATTTTACTGAAGAGGATATAGCCGATGCGTATGATCGGGCGGTCAGCTTAGCTCCTTGGGGTGCGGATTATCCACTGTGATTGCAGGTGGGTTATAAAATTGATTGTTAATAGATTTTTTATCCAAACTCAATACCAATATCATACAATGAGCCGACTTGAATTTATATATGCTTTCGAAAACGAATCAATGCCTGGTTTATTTAAAATAGGAGAGACACATAGTGATACACCCTTAAAGCGATTAGGCGAAGCCAATTTACCAGACACATATCGTCCTCCTACTTTCTATACGCTTGCTTTTGCAATAAAGGTGCCTGATTCAAAAAAGGCGGAGAGATATATTCATACATTATTAGAAAATACAAGAGTAAATATGAATCGTGAATTCTTTCGTATTTCATTAGATGATGTAACCAATATCATAAATAATAATATGCATATTATAAATGGAGAATGGTGGACTCCTCCTATTGATATTATTATACCAAAACAACAATTAACTAAAAAGGCGCACGGTTTACATTGTTTCGGTGCTGCAAGTAAAGTATTCAGAAAAAAATCTGTAAAACACTTAAATAACCGATTTGAAATGTTCAAACATTTATATAACAACCTACATGATTTACGAATATTAATTGAAGATTCTATTGATCTGAATAAATCTTTTACTCGGGAAAATATTAAATTATTGAATTATAATTATAGAACCTCGACAGTAGCAGAAATCAATAGATTATGTAATAAGCAAGTATTCCAAAAGGTAAGTATTGATAAAGATGGAAAAATATCGAATTTTTCCGAAAAAAAGGTGGTTACAATAATGAACGCCCAATTGAATAATATTGGATATAAAGTAAAACATTCTAGTAAACGAATCCGTGTAGGTGGAGGAAAACAAATTCACGTATATAGTTATCAAATTATTCCGAATGATGATGATAAATCACATATACTTTTAAATCGCAAAATATTTAAAAATTTTATACTATGAATGTGTATGGGTTTGGTTAGAATGACAACCGGCATTTGATATAGCCGATGCGTATGATCGGGCGGTCAGCTTAGCTCCTTGGGGTGGGGATTATCCACTGTGATTATTTTGTCTATCCATATAATATAATGGGTTTAACAAAAAAAAACGGAAAATCTCGTTCAAAGAAATTGGTGGGAAAACGTAAAACTCGTTCAAAGCGCGGTGGCGCCAAACCGAAAAATGTTATGTTTAAGAATTGTGATTCCGATTTAGATTGTACTTTGGATAAACCTGAATGTGATACAAAGAATAATATATGTGTCCAAAAATATAAATTTATGGGTGGCAAGACCAGACAAAAAAAAGCATTCGTGAAAAAGATATAAATATTTCTTATGATATACTGTAACGTAATGGATAAGGATGCTAGAATTAAGGAACTGGAAGAACGTAATGCGAAATTAGAAGAAGAATTACAAGCAACCAAGGAACATCTCAAAAAATATACCGCACCTGCAAGTAGCAAAATTTATTATGAAAAACACAAGGAAGAACATAAACAAAGGGTTAAGGAATATCAACAACGAACAAATTACAAAAGTACCTATGTAGCATCTCCTGAAAAGAAAAAAGAATACGCCAGACGCGCATATTTGAAGAAAAAGGAAAAACTTACACTAGAAAAAGAGGCAAATCAAAATGTTTAGGTGTATTATATATGTTTAATTATAAATAAAACTATATAAAGATAATATGTGTATATTATATATATTATCGTAATGACCAAGTGTAATGCAATTGATAGAAATTTGAAAGGGTGTCGATGTAATACTATAAATGACACTCGTTTTTGTAAAAAACATGATTATATGGGTGATTATACAGAGGAAATGTTATCGAACCTACAAATATGTTCTGGGTGCAAGAAATCATATTATTTACCCGAAGGTAAGACGTGTCTTTCCTGCCGTGATAGAGGAAAGAAAACCGTTCAACGAAACCGCGAAAACGTTACTTTATGTGCAAATAAGGGATGCGTATTCAAACGTTCGGAAGAAAATAGTTACTGCAAAAAACACCAATTATGTATTTTTGTGGATGAAACAATCGCACTTGGTAAAAAGGTATGCAAACAATATGTTCGTGGATGTAAAACCCAACTTGATGCGAATTATCAATATGCACGTTGTCAAGGTTGTTTGCAAAAGGAGAGGGATCAAGATAAAAATCGTAGGGCAAATGCTAAAACCGCGATAAAGACTGACACACATCAAACATGTTCAACCTGTTGCAAAAAGTTTGAAAACAGTTCATTTACTGGGGTGAATGGTGTATCCACCAAAACTTGTACAAATTGTAGAGAGAGTAACCGTATTCATGACCAACATCGCGATAAGAAACATCGTAATGAATTAGCACGTATTGCCGAAAAGAAACCGGAAAGGCTGGCGATGAAGGCTGATTGGAAAGAAGCCAATTACGAAAAAGTTGTCATGTATTGCATGAATCATCGACAACGCCGGATTGATGAAAATATTGGCGAATACCTAGAACAAAACGCAAGAAACGCGAAACAGTGGAGGGAAAATAATCAAGATAAAGTAAAAGACAATAACCAAAACAAAATAAATAACATAAATTTGCAATATGGCGTATATTCTCGCTCAGCAAGAGATAAAAATTTAGCTTTTGAAATTTCCCAAGAAGAATTCAATAAAACTGTAAAGGAACCGTGTCATTACTGCAATGTAATACAAGAACGCGGATTCAATGGTATTGATAGATTGGATTCAAATATAGGTTATGTTATAGATAATTGCGTGAGTTGTTGTAAAATTTGTAATTATATGAAATGTTCTTTGCCAGTCGATGTGTTTTTGAAACGAATCGAACATATTTTAACATATAATAATAAAATCAATGGACGTTATTTTACGGAAGAGTTTTGTGATACTAACTCAGTATGTTATAATAAATATAGAACACGTGCTGATGATAAATCATTACCATTTGAATTAACACATGAAGACTATAATACAATTACAAATTCACAATGTTATTTATGTGGTAGAAAATCATACGAAAAACATAAAAATGGTATTGACCGTATTGATAATGATTTGGGATATACAATGTCGAATATACAACCGTGTTGTTATAGTTGTAATTTTATAAAAAAAGATATGGTATTGGACGAATTATTTACAAAAATGACCGAAATATTTATGAAATGTCAAATTAAAGTGGAAACAACCACAATTATAAGTAAAACACATAAACCATCAAAAAATATTGTAAAAAATACGAATAAAAAAACGTCGGAAGAAAAACGTGAAGAAGCACGTATTCGAAAACAAAAACAACGCCAAAAGTTGAAAGAAAAATATGGTGATGAAGAATACAAAAAAGAGAGGGCAAAAGAACTTGCCGATTATAGAAAATTAAAAAAAGAAACGAATAATTGAGATGATATGATTTATTAATTTATAAATTTTTATAAATTAATTTTATTTTTTTTATTTTTATTTTGTTTTTATGGGTAAAACCCTTTTATGATTATAATGAAAATGTTGGTCACGCGATTAATGTCATTATGATCAATTTGAGTACGCTACACCGGCCATCCCGGACATAACTCTCAACACATTGTAGTTGGTAGCATAGACACGGACCTTAGCAGTGGCAGTACCACCGACAGTGGCGCTGGAAAGGACAAGTTGAAGGGTAGCATTGTCGATTCTGGAGAAGTTACAGCTTCCAGAAGGTTGGTGTTCCTCGGGGCGAAGGGCGAAGGAATAGACGTTGATACCGGCATCGGGGCTACGTGTGTGGTGTTGGAAAGGTTGGACAACATCGAAGTAGGTACCCTCACGCTCGGAGAAGCGGTCTTGGCCGTTAAGCTGAAGCTTGGCAGTGACGACAGGGTTCTCACCCCAGCAATGCATGTCAAGAGCGGTCTCAGAAAGAACGAAGGTTCCGGCATCAGAGACGAATGAACCCTCATCGACACCGGCACCGTTAGGACCAGTGGCAGTGTGGAAGATGTTATTAACACCTTGGTATTGCTCACCAGTTCCGTCAGCACCACCCATGGCACCGGGGTCTTGGAAGAGACCGGCACTGGTGATGAAAGCATCGGTACCAGAGGTCTGTTCGGGGCCACCGTAAGCATGGACGGCGTTGGGAAGAGCATCAATGGCATCAGTGTAGTTGAAAGGTTGGGCACCAAGGGTTCTGTAAAGGGTTTGTCCGCACTCAAGAGAAGCGCAGTAATCGACGTTGGCATCGGGTTGGACAACCCAGACAAGCTCCTTACAAGGGTGGTTGAAATTGAGCTTGATCTTGTTGGAAGAGGAACCGACAGACTCGTCACCAGTGAATTGAAGTTGCTCAATCAAGTACTCGTGAGGGTTCTGTGCCATCTTTCTGCGCTCGTCGGTGTCAAGGAAGACATAGTCGATGTAGAGAGAAGCGGCAACAAGGGATTGTTGGTAAGCGGCAGAGACGGATTGGGAACCGGTACCGGTGCAGTCAATGCTACCGACAGCCCACAAGCACTCACCAATAGGACGGAAATCAATGTTGATCTTGACCTCGTGGTATTGAAGGGCAATGAGGGGAAGGGCAAGTCCTGGGTTTCTGCAAAACCAGAAAAGAAGAGGCACGTAAAGAGTGGTCTCAGGAAGAGCCTTGCGGGGAGCGCAGACCTGGGTGGGACCACCGGCGGCAGCACAAGGACCACTGATATCAGCGAAGGTAGGGTCGGTGATGTAGGTCAATTGGGTGGTGTTACCAACCATTTGGTGGTAACCACGTTGCTGGTCGGCAGGCATGGTCAATTGGTTCCAGATGTGCATCCAGTCACCGTATTGACGGTCAATTCTTTGACCACCAATCTCGACCTCAACCTGAGCAATGAGTTGCTCACCGGGGAAGTCTAACCAACGGGCATAGACGGAACCAGTTCCGTTAGCACCCATGGATTGGTTGATCTCAGGAAGAGTGACCTGAAGATAGGTACGGTAGCAAAGATCACCGTTTCTGCTGATGGTACAGGTAACGCGGCGACCGAAATCGGCCTGACCAGAGAATGTCTGCTCAATGGACTCCATAGCGAAGTTGGTGTGGCGTCTGTAAGACACCTTCCAGAAGGTAATTTCGGGTGTTCCAGTTAGGAAAACGTCTTGGGCGCCATAGGCGACAAGTTGCATAAGTGCTCCGGCCATTGTATTATAACCTTTATCTAGAAAATAATTTCGGAAAACGGGTATTTATTGTAAATGAATACAACGATTTTTTTTGAAAAATTAACACGGAGAGTTGTCATCATAAATTATCACGTTGGTGAATAAAAAACACTGCACAAATACAGAAATAATCGCGTAGAAAGGATAAGAGCATATTTTGACATTTTGCCTAAAGAATCAGAGGGAATGATTTTTTTTGTAAATTAGGAAGTCTCTATTTTTTGGCTAAATAAATACCGGAATAGTTCTAGTATTTATTTGGAGAGGGGGGGAGTCATTTATTTAGGCGTTTCTTGATTTTTGACATTATTTTTATTTGAATTGTGAGCATTACCCTCTTAATATCTTTTTATTTGTCGAAATATATTTATTCATTTTTGAGAATTGAGGTGTCTAAATTGGAATGAATAAAGGTTTCTAAATAATTTTCTTGGAATACTTCTCTTTTTCCTTCGTGTTTTTTGGAAAAAATATATTCAGCATTTCTTTTTTTCACAGACCATCCCTTTTCTAAGGCATTGGCTAAAAAGGCCATCACTTGAATCTGTTTCTTATTCAATGAAGATGGAACCTCCGAAGTAAGTGTTTCCGGTGAAGGCATTATTTTATATACGATTTGAAATTATACATATCGTATAAACTAAAAGAATCGTCGAAACATTATGTGCGTTTCCGTGTTGCACGCTTATTTGTGCGTTTCTTCTTCTTGCTGACGGACTTCTTGGGTTGTTTGTTAGATATGAAAAAGTTTGCTAAAATGAGTGAGGAATGGAAACTCATACCAACCATAAAAAACTATTTAACAAACAAAATAGTTAAATATACAATGCAAAAAAATCTATATGTCAAAGAAAACTCCACAAAAACAATTGGCTTCCTTGGATGAAAAACATAGTGAAATGTTATCCTATTTCGAAAGACTTGATACACATGCCATACCCCAATTGCAGGAAGAAATCAATGATTGTAAAAAACATCTCAAAACATTGTCTAAAACAAATATTGATGCGATTATGGAATACAAAGATCAAATTCAAGAAAAAAAGAAACAAATCAAAATATATGAGAAAGAACAACAAAACTATTTTTTGGATAATTCAAAACACATATTCGATTATTTCGAATCTAAAAAACAAATATCTTCCGGCGAACCTTCTCAAAATGTCAATGTGTTGAACTCTTTTTTTAAAATAAAATCATCGAAATCTGAAAGACAGGACACAGCCTGTTATGTCCAATCCAAGAAATTATACCAAGATTATTGGTACAATGTCAATAAAGAATTTACCAATATCCAGGACTGTTTTGTGAATAGTTATTTATGTGAAGTCTGCGAACAAGGGGAAATGGTTCCTCAAGAAGATGAGGGTGTCATGATTTGCAACAATATGAAATGCGGACGCTTCATCACTCACATCGTCGATAGTTCCAAACCGAATAACAAAGAACCTCCCAACGAAGTATCCTATACAGCTTATATTCGTCTAAACCACTTCAAAGAAATATTATCGCAATTTCAAGCAAAGGAAACCACACAAATTCCCGTGGAGGTTATCGACCAAATCAAGGCACGCATCAAGAAGGAACGTATAACCGATATGAAGGAAATCAATTACGATAAAATGCGCGAAATTTTACGTAAATTAGGCTTGAATAAATACTTCGAACATATACAATATATCAACTCATTGTTTGGTATCAAACCACCCGTCATGAATGAGGAATTGCACGAAACATTATGTGTTTTGTTTATTGAAATTCAAAAACCATGGGCAGTTCATTGCCCACCGAATCGCACCAATTTCTTTAATTATACTTACACTCTTTATCAGTTGTGCGTTCTTCTAGACCAAACACAATATCTTCCTTTTATTCCCATGATGAAAGACCGCGAAAAACAATTAGAACAAGATATGATATGGAAAAAAGTGAGTGGAGATTTAGATTGGGAATTTTTTCCAACAGTTTAGATAATCGAATACATTTTTCAAAATAAAATGTATTCTAAATATAATTATGTATGAAATATTATTTCATGTAACTAGTATTGCGTTATTAGAAATTTCCTTCTTTTTTTATTACATTGGTCCAAAAGAAACTGAAATGTTTCTACATTACATGGAACGTATTTTACAAAATCCTCTTATTGCAAATAATAATATTATATCAGATGATGTTATACCAGATGATGTTATACCAGATGATGTTATACCAGATGATGTTATAAATTTCAATATCCCAAATTCAATGCATGTTCAAAATAGAATTCTAAATACATATTCTTTGTCACAACAAACATTAAAACAATTATTACAGTTAAATAAAACTACCGAAATACAAGAAGAATTATACCAAGAAAATCTGCAAGGAATTTCTGACCGCAAACAACAAAATTATGAATTGTTTCTTTTAACCATTGAATATTGGACGATATTCGCACTTTTTAGTATATTCGTTTATTGCATACAATGTAGTTATTCTAAATATGCGAATAATCAAAAAAAGAAAGGCGGAATCGTTTCGGTTACATCTGAACCAGATGTAAATAGAACACACAATGAATATACTATATCCGAAATGGAAATGATAACCTATAGAAAAACGTCAATCGATAGCGAAGATATCGAAAGTAATTTACCACTCCCGCAAATAATAGAAGAGAAAAATAAACAATGTTTCAACAAATTCGGTAAGATAGGTTGTCATTATCTGGTATTTTGTGGTTGTATAGTCACTTTTCAATATTTTTTCTTTCAATATATTGCATTTGCCTATAAACCATTATCCATACAAGAAATCAAATATTTTTTATATACTCATATCATGTCTGAAACCGTGATTACCAAATAGAAATCATTCCATTTACTCTAGAGTTTTTTATTTTTCCTGAATGGAAAAATAAAAAAATAAAATATTTGCTAAATAATAGTATTATACAAGAAAAGTTTTGAAAATTAGAGACCTCCTGGGAAACCGACTAAATTGGCACCGATACCGAATCCGGCACCACCACGTGCAGAAGAACCCATGGCAGGGACAAACACGTCAAGGACAGCAAAGGTAGCTGCGGCGGTTAATGCGATGACAATAACCTCTTCGACTTTAAGAGATTGTTTGGGGATAGCGTAGGCAGCAATAGCAACCATTAAACCCTCAACTAAGTACTTGATAACTCTCTTGATAAGTTCTTGGATGTCAAACATAGCGTTCATTGTTATATACATTTGTGCGAAAAAAAATCGAATAAAAAATAAAATCTATTTCGATACAACATACTTAAATACAACTTTTAATAATAAGTATAAACATGACAGACTTTGAACGTAAAACCTTACCTACTGGTGAAAACAATCCTAAATATGTGGATGTATTGGATGAAGATGAAGGAATTGCAGGACAACGATTTTCCTGTATGTCTTTTATTTCACCGGATAAGATTCTTGAAAAACGCGAATCCTTTTTATTTGATCGATTTGTTCAAGACTATGATTTTACTAAATCTATGACCAAATTTGGAGATTTTATTAATTTTATTAGTTATAAATATACTTTGAATGTTGAGAAGATATTCGCAGATTTTAATGATTTTTGCAGAGACGAGGAAGAACGTCTAAAGTCAGAATCAGTGGCAAATGATTTCCAAAATTTTATTGATAAAAATGGTGATAGATTTACAGAACAGTTTCAACGCGAGCATGCTTTCCAAACTTCTGTTCGTGGATTAAAGAATAGAGGTAATTTTTCCACACAGGAAGAGGCTGAAATGCATTGTAAGAAATTACGTGAAAAGGACCCAAATCATGATATTTTTGTTGCACCTGTTGGCGTTTGGTTGCCATGGGATCCCAATGCATACAAGACGGGTCGCGTTGAATTTATGGAGGAAGAACTCAACAAATTACATCAAGAAAAAATCAAGAATGAGAAGAAGGCGAAGGAGGAATTCGATAAGCGCGTAAAAGATACGAAACGTAAGGCAATTGAAGAGAATATTCAAAAAGCAGAGGAATCTGGTAACAAACTAACACAGACGATTAATGACGAAGGTGAGCTAATCGGAGTGACTCAAACAGTTGATTTCGAGAATCGCGATGTGGCTGACGAGGATGATCGTAAAAAACACGACACCGACTTGTTAGAAAAGTCGCATAATAATCAGGTCGAAACCACTGCGGCTAACATTCGCGATGATATGTAATTCTATCCTAAAGAAAAATCATTGTAATAAATTTACTATGACGTTATGTATATGCCATAATGTCATCAAATTCAAATATATCTATCAATTCATTGTAATTCATGAATCATTGCACCGCCTTATTTCCATCAAATCCGAAATACGGTACCCGTTATCAGAAGAACACAATTTCATCTTTTCATTTACCATTTGCTGTTTGACTTCTTTACGTTAATGGAAACCGCATTTCGTTTTTTTGTTCTAGAAGGGTCGTATTGTTCTCCCTCATCATCAGAACCCATATTTTTTGAAATA